AGTTTAGAAGGACTTTTTAATTTTAATAGTATAACAATGGCAAAACAAGTAGAAAAACCAAAAGCCGAGGCCAAAAAGCCTAACGGCCTAGTGACTTTTTTTAAGGCGGTAACGGCCTTACTAGAAGGAGAGACCGCAGCAGCAGCTGACGACCTCGCGACAGTCGCCGCCGAAGATAAGGTAGATGCAGGAAGTCCCTTCCTTATCTTTGAATTGGCCGACGGCGGGGAAATTCAAGTCGACAGTGACGGCTTCGCTACCCTGGATGGCGCGCAAGCCCCCGCAGGTGAGCACGCTTTAGCGGACGGTAATTTCATCGTCATAGACGATACCGGCATGATGGTAGTAACGCAGCCTGAGACTAGCGGAGACACCGCAGCAGCTCCCAACGACCCCGTGGCAATGCAGAAGAAAGTAGACGCAGCTAAGGCCCGCGCAAAAGCGTTCTTGGCTAAACAGGGTGACCCCAAGGCCGCAAAAATCGCGAAACTAGAGAAAGAGCTAGCCGCACTGAAATTAGAGCCTAGTGCCGAAAAGGCTAAAACTACGGTAGAGGCTACGAAAGACCCTAAGGACATGACCTATACAGAGAAGATGGCCGCTGTAATTAAGAGCCGCCGCGACCGAATGGAAGCGAAAAAGAGTAAGTAACCATTAAAAACAAATTGATAAAATGGCAAATATCTATGACATTAACTCGCTATCCTATACAGCTAGAGAAAATCCGGAGTGGTTTACTCGCGCGGTATTTGGCGGCAGACTGATTCAGGGCGGATATATTCGCGTATTGACAGGCATAAAAGGCGAAGAGCTGCTATCTCAGATTGATCTTGCAAATAAAATTTTGCAGGCGGACGGTTTGGATTGCGCATGGACGCCGAACCAAATCATGAAACTTTCGGAAAAGAAGGCGAAAGTTTCTACGTACAAAATAAACATGGAGCAGTGCATCGACGAGCTCGAGCAGAAGCGCACCGTGTACTCACTGAGCCCCGGAGCAGCTAACGAAGCTCTTCCGGCCGAGTTGGAATCGGCTACCTTGCTGATGATCGCGATCGGCCTCTCAAACGAGATCGAAGAAATGATAATCGGCGGAGATAGCGCGGTTGATCCTAACCAATTCGACGGCATGCAGAAGCTTCTACTTAGCAGCACTGAGTCTATTAAGATGGTAGGCGCTACTTTGACGAAGGCTAATATTCTCGGCTTAATCGAGGACGGATATAACGCTATTCCTGAGGATGTTTTACAGGCAGAGGATGCAGGTACATTATATGTATTGTGTAGTTATGCTGCTCGTCGTCTCGTTCGCGCCGCTTTGGCAGAAAAGAGCAATACCGTTATTGCGGCTTCCTGGACAGTCGACGACGCCGACAAGAAAAATCCTAAACTCTACTACTTAGGTGTAGAGTTAGTGCCTGTTAAGGGCATCGGCAAGAACACGCTCATTTTCTATGATAGCACGAACGCCATCTTCTTAACCGATATATTGTCCGATTTAGAGCAGATCGAACTCGGAAGCTTTCCAAAACCAAACGAGGATAAAATCTTCATAAAAGGGCGCTTGCGTCTTGGCTTTGTGATTCCGTTCGAAGATGAGATAGTGATAATTGATCCGTCCATCACAGTAGCCAGTGGCGGACACGTAGAAGGCGACGGCTTAGTCGTAGTTCCTAACTCTTTAGTATTCACCGCAGCAGGAGAAACTAAGACGTTTAAGATTTACACCGCAGCAGGTGTCACACCCGATATCAACGCCGCAAGTGCTGTAGGATTTACCGCAACGAAAGGAACGACTACAAACGGAGTGACTACCGTCAGCGTAGTAGCCACCGCAGCCGGCGGTAATATCAACGCTCGCACGGGTCAAGTAGTTGTTTCTCTCCCTGATGCAGATAGACAACTCACTGTGACTCTTAATCAGCGCACCGAGGACGTGCCTGCCGTTATCGCGTAATTTGGGGTAGTATGGTCGGTTAGCCTCGGCGCCGACTTTACTTAATTATTTAAAAATAATCAAAATGGGATGCAAATTAACTAAAAGCATAGATGGGAAAGCTTGCGACTACTCAGTGGCCGGAGCTAAGGCATTATACCTTGCGAATTTCTACAACCCCGTAGTAGGAGCCGCAGCCGTAGAGGATAAGATCGCATATACCACGGACGCGGACAAAGCCGTGAGCGCTATTAAGCTGCCTACCGGAGAGACTTTTTTTAGAATCGACGGTCGTAACAACACGATATCTTTCACGGACGCGTTGCTGCTCGGTGGAAATGGCGGGAAGTACAGACAACACACTGTTAACGCGCAACTTAATGCAGAGGACGCAGACGTGCTCAACGAAGGCGATGCGCTAGCACTCGGCCGATTCGTGGCTATCGTAGTCGATAATGCCGGAAAAGCAACACTGCTAGGGAGAACAGCGGGTCTAATAGCGCCGGCGGGTGGACTTGACTACGCCTCAGGCTCTGCGGAAGCGGATTCGAACGGATGGACTCTTATCTTACAAGGGCCCTCTACAGAGATTGCGCCTCACCTCACAGCCGAGAGCGTTATAACGCCTATATACACAGAAGTGGTGACGCCATAAAGCGTATTTAGAAGTGAGAAGCGGTATTTGACGATACCGCTTTTTTTTATCCTTAATCCATGAATTGTAGAATACAAAATATAGTCCCTGCGTGCAGATATTCTGCGGAAGGAATCTCGGATATCCTTTTGCTAGATTATGACGACTTCGCGGGATTTAAATTTGCCGGGGAGGGCCAATACGCCGACTGTCTTGTATCACACATAATCCGCACAGGCGCGTTCGTGAAAGTGGCTGCCCCGGACTTAATCGCGAAGTACACAGAAACGCTAGCGAGCGGCATATACACGCACTCTCTAGAGAGCTTCATAGATGAGATATCGAGCGAGACTATAGCTTCGCTACACCTCGCCTCTAAACGGCGCCAGGTGCCTTTTTTTAAGACCAACGCGGGCCGGTGGTTCACCTTCGGGTATGAAGCCGGGGCTGTGGTAACATATACTAATCAAACAGCAGACGCTATAGGCAGTGTATTAAGCGTATCCACTACATCAATTTACCCTGTCTTCGAAATAGAAGAGTCGGCGATGACGGAAGGTATGCAAGTACCGGTGTTGTGGGATGTCGATTTTGAAAATAACACATATTGCGAGAATGAGTAACACCGGATATAAGTTAGCTACGGTCGTGTATAAACGTGACACGGCGGGAAGAGCGTTAGATATAAACGGCTCTCTGTGCGCCGAGACGGGTCTAAAACAAGCTATCGCGCTACGCGTAGGATTCGTGAACCCGAACTCTGCTATGTACGTCGTAGAGATGTACTTTACTGTGAATGTAGCCGGGGAACCTACCTCTACGGTTGATGTGGATTCCTGCCCTATTGGCGGCGATTCGTGGATACTGGCGAGCGGCGTGTGGGATATGGGCGGGTACTGGTATGCGAATGGAATTTGGGAATCTATATAATACATAATATGAATAAGATAACAGAAGGAATGACCGGACAGCAGGCCGCAGACGTTATATATAATAACGACGTTAGCACGCCCGTGGTGAATGTAGATGAATTGTTTCCGCTTACCACGGGGCGGTACACGTTAGCAACTGCGACGGCCGCTGTACATACGGACTACAGGGGCATAAGGAAAACGATACGCTTCTCTCCGTCGGCGGGTGTAGTGGAAGAATGGCAATTTAAAGCCGACGACGTGGCCGGATGGGCAACGGTTTCTAATTGGGCGGCCGCTGGCGGGTCTGCGAATGTGGCGGACATAGAATCGGACATAGCAGAAATACAAGAGCAGCTAAATGACACGACTAAGACAACAACCGAAGATGTAGTCGTGTCGCCTAATGTTTTCGGGTCTACTGCGGCGCATATAGAGGCATACTACTGGAATCAAAGCTTCGAAGGAGTGTCCGCTATAAAAGAGATTAAGTTTAAATCTGCCACGGGCTTTGTAAGAGTAGCTATAATAAATGTATCTACAAAAACCGTAGATAATTTATTATATACGATAACTAATACGGCCGGAGAGAGTGGTACAATGAAAACGATAGCCATAGCCGAGCCTATATCTTTGACGTCAGACCAAGTTATTGCGTTAGCTGTAGATTTTTACTACGGACCATCTACAGGTGATGTTATGAGACAAACGGGCGGGTCTGATACAGGCAATTATGCGGTAGCGTACCAGTTGACTGGACAGGGAAATGTTGTTACAACAACAACGAAAGGTCTTGTAACTAAAGTATCTGAGCTAGAAGACAAAGTAGACTTAATAGAGAGCGTAGTGCTCGAAAAAGAATATGTACAATTAATCTCGGATACCTTTACAGCCCTAGATTCGGACAAATGGACTTACGCGGGAACGTGGTCGCCCGGGAATGGCGGCGTTACAACATCCGGAATTGGCAGCGCCACATACATGCAGTGTAAGAGAGTATACCATGCGGATAATAGATTTATGCGCACTAAAATAATAATGCACAGCAATTCGCATTTAAAAATTCCTATCTCTTTCGGCGGAATTAATTCCGGAGAGGGCGCCAGTTGTTTTGCGATAGACTTTGTGGCTAAAGAGTTAGCAATACACAGCGTTGGAAACGGCTTAGATACGCAATACACATCTACGGGCTATAATTCGACATATTTAGAATCGGTAGATATACCTACTGAAATGGTCGGCGATCGAGAGTATATCGTAGAGATATATAAGAAAGGTACCACGAGTACTATATCTCTACTAGACACACTTACGGGAGGGCATTTAAGCGTGTCTCATACGGGATGGGGCGCAGGCAGACAAAATCAAAATTACGCGTTCTACACAGAGGTAGGAACGCCCCCTGTATTTTTAAAATTCGAAGTGTACGCTTTGAATAACCCCGACGCCGTGTTCGCGGGGGATAGCATAACAGAAGGTGTGTATGTGTATGATAGAAGCAAAAGATACGCTGAATTATTTAGGTCCGAAAATCCTACAAAAAAAGTAATGATATCGGCGAGAGGCGGTGATGACATACACGGAATCGCGGCCAAATTCGCTTCGGAGTACAATATATACAAGCCTAAGTACTTATGCGTGCTGATAGGGGCTAATGGGGGGAATACGTTGCCCAATTTACAGGCTTTAAAAGCTAGCTGCGATGCAATCGGGACAACGCTTGTTCTTAATTATCGGACTTGCCAACAGGCGAGTAATGCGCATATTTCCGGAAATGTTATGATCGCTGCTGTAGGGGTAAACGGCGCTCGGTTTGATAAGGCCACTGCCGTAAATAATAACCCCGGTGACACCTCTACTGCTGTAGATGGGTCGGACATAAGATACAATCCTTCTTTATATGAAGATGGCGGACTACACCCTAACGCGTTAGGCGATCAGGCGATGTTTAACCGTCTTCGGATAGACACGCCCGAATTATATTTCTAGATTAAAAACAATATTATGAGTAAAACAGCCTTTTTTAAAAGTACCGAAAGGGATTTTTACACCTTGGGAAACCGTGACTTGCGACGCGGTTCTTGCCTAAGAGAAATCTACGGAGATGAAGTACATATATACCTAATTTGCGGATATATACTTCTGTATGCCGGCCTTGTTACCAATCTTACTAGAAAAAGTGGCGTAGCTTATACGGATATCGGCGACTTAGATGCAACGGTAGGTGATTTTTTTGTTGAGCCCCTTAATGAGGGGGCCACACAGATAACGAGAACACTACACATTGATTCTAACAGGACGGATACATACACGGCTAACGGCTCTGCAACATATCCGTTTAAATCCTTCCACGAGGCCGCTTCGGCTATGGTGGTCGGGCAGTCCTATGTTGTACACGTGGCGCCAGGAAACTACGCCGAAGAAGATATAAGCTTCCCCGCGTGTCCTATTACGATCTACGGAAACAAGGCTATACTAATATGTACGAGTGCTACCATTAACGCGCCCTACGCCATCTTTGACCTTAATACGACTGGAAATGTCATTTATGCATACACAGGCGCAACGCGATCTATGCGGATCGGTGGGTCTATCGTGGGTGACGTGTCCGTTTCAGGCTTCGAAGACTACGAGAGCGTAAACTTCTCCGCGCACACGATCACAGTACAGGCCGGTTCGAACCCGTTGTTTTCGCACTGCACATTTGGAAGCAAGTTAATAAGCGGGGCGGCTACGAGCGCAATAACTATCAATGATTGCAGCTTCGACCGCATTAATGTAGACGATTATAATATAGATATGGCGCTAGGTGGGACGCTGATATGCAAAGGCGCACTACTTTATAACAAAGCTTACGCGAACGGCGGAACGCGCGTAAATATTAATCTATCCGGGGCGAGTACCACAACGCCTAGTCTGCTATCAGGCTGTATCTGTGGTAACGGCATCGCCGCCGGGACTGCATACGTAATAGTCGGGGATGACAACATCGCGCCCGTCCTTACCGGATCAAAGATAATACCTATTAAATCGCCGGTATGCGCGTTTGGCGTAGGTGGCGGAACGGCGCAAGCGCAAACCGCTACAGTGCCCATGGTCGCATATGGTTACGTTGCGGGCATGGAGATTAGCTACATTCCTTCTGTTACAAACACCGGCGCGGCCGCAACTGTGAATGTTAACGCGTTAGGCGCTAAGACTATACTCCGCGGCAACAGTTGTGGACTGGGCACTGCTTTACTCGCAGGGGACATTCTTCTTGGGATTCCGGCAAAATTGCAATACGACGGCACGAACTTTAGACTGCTTAATCCGCAGGCGAGTTTTTCGGACAACTCGGCGTCAGGTTACATCGATATCGGAAGTGTCCGCATACAGTGGGGATCAAAGCCGGGGAACGGCGTCGCGACTGACACAGTGACGTTGCCTGTAGCCTTTGCAAGCACGACGTACACTACTTCATTGACGCCCTTTACGGTCACTAATGCGCTGCTCGGATTTAACACTGTGACTAAGTCAGTTGGCAACTTTACGGTGCGCAAGAAGAGCGGCTCAGGCGACAGTATGGCAGAAGGCTTCGATTGGATCGCGATAGGCGTTAAGCCTTAATATTTAAAAGAGGTTAATTTTTAGCACCGTTTCATTGCGGTGCTAAATTTTTTTGTACCTTTGCACCATTCAATCATTCAATCATTCAATTATGGAAACAAAAACGAAGAGCGTTCGCTCACAGATCAACGGCCTAGAGGTGGGCTCGTCGGTAGACTTTCCGCTAGGGCGATACGATTATGTAGTTAGCTGCCGATCGCGCTTGTGCCTAGCCTCAAAAAAAGTGTTGTACAGTAAAATAGATGTCGAGCGCGACGTGGTAACTATCACGCGCGACAAAGATAAAACGGAATAATCTGTTCATATTAATTTTTTAAAACCCAAAATTATGGAAATTCAAGTAACCGTAGAGCTCGGCTCTAAAACAATTGCGTTATTATCAAGTCTAGGCTTTGCGCCTTCGCTAAAATCAAGCGCAGTCGCCACGACGGATGCGCCGGCGGAGAACGTAGTAACTACTACGAAAGTAAAAGTAGCTGAAACGACGACAAAGACTAAGACAGCAAAAGCCCCTGACTTCGGAGAGTTGGATGCCGACGCGCAACTAGAGGCTATCAAGGCGAAGGTAACACAGAACACGAAGAAGGGAAAGAGCGCAGATGTTAAGACGCTTCTCGCGTTTTTCGATGCAGGCCGCGCCTCTGAATTAACAGAAGAGCAGTACCAAGACTTCTTCGACATGATTACCCGCTACGGAGCAGGTGAAAGCGCCGACGATATCATCGAATCGCTCGGATAATGCCTACGAAGCATGCCATATTAGGACCGTCTTCGGCGAGCAGGTGGTTAGCCTGCACGCCGTCAGCGCGCTTCGAAGAACAACTTCTCGAAGAGGAGAGTCCCTATGCACGCGAAGGCACGCTAGCACACGACATTGCGGCGCTAGTACTGTCTACCCGTTCAGGCTCATTTAAGGGCAACAATGCACAGTACTTAGCCCTGCTTAAAAGATCGGAAGATGAGGCTAAAAAGCTAGATCTGTGCTTCTCAGAAATGCATGAACATGCGGAAGAGTGGGCCCGCTTCGTACTAGGGGATGGCGACTTTACCTACATAGGTATAGAGAAAGAATACGATCTTAGCGCGTATGTCCCTCTCGGATTCGGCACAGCCGACGCTACGGCAATAATAGAAGATACTTTGTTCGTGTCCGATTACAAGTACGGCGCCGGGGTACGCGTCTCCCCCACTGCTAACAAGCAGCTAATGCTTTACGCGTTAGGGGCGTGCTTAGAAGAGAAGAAGGAAGGGCATTCTATTCGCGATATCATGCTAGGTATATTCCAACCCCGCGCAGGCGGTGGTAGCTCATGGAAGATATCCGCAAAAGACCTACTAAAATGGGCAGAGGATGAGGTAAAGCCGCAAGCCCTAAAGGCCATCGCCGGAGTAGGAGACTTTGTCTCAGGTTCGCACTGTCAATTTTGCAAAGCGCGCACGATGTGCAAGGCCTATTATGATCGATTTGCGGAGCTTAAAAAGATTCACGACAAAAGGGTCATGAAGGCAGAAGAAACGGCCGCAGTGCTAACGTACGGCCCCATGATTGCTTCGTGGGCTAAGAAGGTGGGAGAGGAAGCGGTACAGGACTTGGCGAAGGGAAAGAAAATACCCGGCTTTAAATTAGTAGCGGGGCGCGGGCGACGTTCCTTCCGAAACGAGGACGATGTAGTCGATATCCTGATCGGGGAAGGTTTAGACAGTGAGGAGATATTTAATTCTTCTCTAAAATCTCTTACCGACTTTGAGAAAAAGTTAGGCGCTAAGAAATTTAAAATCCTATTCGCCGACGAAGTACTCAGTATCGAGGGTAAAGCGCAGCTAGCAGAAGCGAGCGACCCGCGCCCCTCAGTAGGCGCTAGCGCAGCAGACGAGTACGAAGAAGACGAGGACTTAACTTAAAAAAATTATGGAAAAGCCGGACAGAATTAAAAAAATAATGGACAAGGCCGCAAAGGCTTTGGAAGGAGAAGGCGTAAAGTACTTTATAGGTGTAGTGGATTTGCAACCTGACCAACCCGACGGCGGGAAAGCATACGCGCAAAGCGATTGCACGGGCACAGACTTTACCTACATACTTGACATGGCGCTACCAACACGCGAAGATGTTATCAATCTCGGGATATGGGTAGGGCAACTTATCCAGGCGAGAAACAAAAAGAAAGTTTAATCCAAAAACCCCAAATTATGGAAAAGAAAAATGACCCGCTCAAAGTTGTATTGAGCAAACACCGCATTACCTATGCGCACATCAAAGAGCCTACCTCTTTCGAAGATGGCGAAGACAAGAAGTATGATTGCACGTTCTTAATACCGAAGGATCACCCCGACGTGGCGAAGATCAAAGCTGTAGTTAAACACCTCTATAATGCGAACAAAGAGAGTATGTTCAAAGGACTGCCCTTGACTTCGCCGAAGATGTGGAATCCGCTACGCGATGGTAACGAGTGGCTCGAAGAACACCCCGAAGCGATAGAGTATGAGGACATGTTCTTCATTAAAGCCTCATCTAAGCGACAGCCGGTTGTGTTCGACGTCGACAAGCAGGAAATATTCGACTTAGACGAGGTATATTCAGGTTGTTACTGCCGCGGCATAATCGTAGGATATCCGTTTAACAACAAGTCGAAAGGCTTCGGATTCTATATCAACAGTCTGATGAAGATCGACGATGGAGACCGTCTAGGCGGCTTCACAGTCGACGCCGAAGATTACGACGAAGACGATTTAACTTAAAAACCAAAGGGCGGGCGATATCGTTCGCCTTTTTAATATAAAAAGACTATGAAAGAAAAAGAGCAAGACTCTCTAAAAGGATGCGAGTACGCAGTAGCGGTAGCGGTAGTGATATGTGCAGTATGTTTTTTTATGTCACTATGGACTTACTAAAAGAATTGTACCCCGAGTTCAGGTCGAGCTACGAAAAGGAGCTTAAAAAAGAACTCACCGAAATGTGCAAAAGACCCGCCAACAGCGGAAACACTAAATGCACCTACGAAATAGGTGCGGACACCGCCCGAATTCGGGTCGACACCCCCAAAGGGTGGAAGACCGCAGGCGAGATATACATAGATTACTCAGAACCCTGTTTAAGTTATACGCTATATGACACCTTACGAGATTAAATTGCGCTACGAGAAAGTAGACAAAGACGGCAGAGATAAAAAAGTATCTGAGCTGTACGTATTAGACGCCCAAAGCTTTACCGAAGCAGAGGCGAAGATAACTGATCAGATGTTGCCATACATAAGCGGCGACTACGAGATAAAGAACATACGCAAAGCGAACTACGCCGAGGTTCATATCTCCGGTAACGGCGCATTCTACTATAGGGTAAAGATTGCTATGCTGACAATGACCGACTCGGGGAAGATTAAGACTACAGCTATGTTTATGCTTATCGATGCCGACGACGTAAGTCACGCGTACAGCAAAGCGGAGATGTTGATGAAAGGTACGGTCTCAGACTGGAAAATTGTGTCCGTGTCAGAGACGAATATAATCGAGGTATTCGTATGAGACGGTTACACATCGATATAGAGACATATTCTAAAGTTGACGTAGGAGACGTGGGTGCGCATCGCTACGCCGAAGACGACAGCTTTAGAATTATTCTCTTTGCGTATGCCTGGGACAACGAGCCCGTGCACGTGCTAGACATGCACGGCGACTGCTTCCCCGGAGAAAGTCTGCCCGCGGATGTGTGGAAAGGATTAACCGACCCCGGCGTTGAGAAGCTAGCCCACAACGCTAATTTCGAGATAACCTGTATAAGTACCTACTACGGTATAGAACTCGACACGGCGCAATGGACGTGCACTATGATAGCTGCTGCTTATCTAGGTCTTCCGCTAGGGCTAGACAAACTCGGGAAAGTGCTTAACCTTGTGCAGAAGAAAGACGCGCGAGGTAAAGCACTTATTATTTTCTTCTGCAAACCGTGCAGACCTACAAAGAAGAACGGGTTCAGAGAGGTTAACACACCCGAGGATGACCCCGAAAAGTGGGCGGTGTTTGGGGAGTACTGCGGGCAGGATGTAGATACCGAGCGTGACGTACACAAGTACATTTGCAAATTTCCGCGCCTTCCGCAGCAGGAAGTCGCGTACTGGCAGCAAGACCAAAAAATCGGAAACGCCGGTATAGCCATCGATGTAGAATTTATCGAAAAGGCGATAAAAATTAACAACAAAGTCGTCGGAGAGATTCGTGAAAAGATGGTAGAGATCACCGGCGTAGATAACCCGAACAGCGTAGCGCAACTGAAAAAATGGGTGCAGAATGAAATAGGCGAAGAAGTATCCTCGATGGGTAAAGAATATCTCGCTGAGGCTATAGAGGCCGACACGCTGCCAACGAACGTAATAGACGTGCTTAAATTGCGCGGAGCGGGCAACAAGACTTCGGCGAGCAAGTACGGCACTATGTTAGCTTACAAGTGTAAAGACGGACGCGTAAGAGATCTGCTACAGTTCTACGGTGCTAACCGCACCGGTCGATTCTCCGGTAGAGGTATTCAGATACAGAATCTTAAAAAGACTATACACGGCGATTTGGCTACGGCCAAGCAGGCGGTTGTGAAAGGGCTCGCAGAGTTGTTATACGACGACGTGACAGACCTTATAAGCAGGCTAGTACGTACCGCGTTCGTGGCCGCTCCGGGGAAGACTCTTTGCGTGTCTGACTTCTCCGCCATCGAGGCTAGAGTCGTAGCCTGGATCGCGGGCGAAGAATGGGTACTGGATGTATTCCGCACACACGGAAAGATATATGAGGCGACGGCGTCTAACATGTTCCACGTGCCCCTGGACATGGTTACTAAGGGGAGCGACCTTCGCGCAAAAGGCAAGGTGGCCGCACTCGCTTTAGGTTATCAAGGCGCGTCGGGGGCTCTAATTAAAATGGGCGCACTTCGTGAAGGACTTACCGAAGAGGAACTTCCTGCGATAGTAAGCGGATGGCGATCGGCTAACCCACACATAGTAAAATTGTGGCGTGACGTAGAGAATGCAGCTCGATACGCGATAGAGAACAGAACGTCGTGCGTAGTTCGTAAATCGTACTGCACACTAAAATTCAGCTACGATCGTGGATATCTGTTCATAGAACTTCCGTCCAGCCGTCGTCTTGCGTACTATGGGGCTACAATAGAAGGGCGCAATACAATATGCTACTGGGGTGTAGACCAGGTGAAGCGCATTTGGGTAAAGATGCAGGCTTACGGCGGACTCTTAACAGAGAACATCACACAGGCAATTGCGAGAGATTGTCTATGCGATGTGATGTTTCGCATGCGGAATCTCGATATACTAATGCACATACACGACGAGATCGTCGTAGAGGTAGAAGACGAAAAAGCAGAAGAAACGCTCGGCATTATGAATTATTATATGTCTATTAGTCCGCTGTGGGCTAAGGGGTTACCTCTAAAAGGAGACGGATATATATCAAAATATTACAAAAAAGATTAGGATATATCAATCTTAATTTCTATATTTGCAAAATAAACCATTCATTCATACATATATGAAAACATTAATTTATATCGCATTGGCGCTCGCGTTAGCAAGCACATGCAGCTCGTGTAGTTCAGACAACGAGCCCGTTATGACGGGGAATGACAGTATCGTAATGGTACTGCATCCTAACCACGGCATCGTGTATAACAGATGAGGGTAGTATCTATCTGTGACGGTATCAGTTGCGGGAGAGTAGCGCTCGATCGCGCCGGCATATCCGTAGAGAGGTATATAGCATACGAAATAGACTCGTGTGCTATTGCCGTATCTACTTGGAATTCCCCCCCCGACATAGAGCAGGCCGGAAGTGTAGAAGGTGCGGACTTTACTAAGTACATCGGATTTGATCTTGTAATAGGTGGGACGCCTTGCAAAGGCTTTTCAATCGCCGGAAAGGGATTAAATTTTGAAGACCCCGAAAGTCGGCTTATATTCGAATTTGAAAGAGCCGTAAAAATTATAAAGCCTAAATACTTTCTATTAGAAAACACACCTATGAAGAAGATACACGTAGATAGGATAAATGCCATGTTAAGCGTTCCGGCTATCTGCATAGATTCTCGGCTCGTGTCCGCGCAAAGTCGTAAGAGGCTCTATTGGACTAACATACATTTATCAGCTAGTATCGAGAAGAAAGATATTCGGTTAACAGATATACTAGAGCCGCTTACGCAAGTGTATAAATACGCGCACAGTAGAAAGGGTGTAGATTATATGTATAGTAGTAGCAAGAATGGTCGCGTAAAATGGAAATACGGATATCACTCTGATACGAGAAAAAGTAAAAGCGCCTGTTTAATAAAGAACATGTACAAGGGTGTTCCTCACAACGTCTTAATCGATAGAAGGAGAGTCCCGCCCCTTATTAGGAAGTTCACGCCAGTAGAGTGCGAACGTTTGCAGACGCTTCCGGACGGATATACCGAAATGGTAAGTGACACGCAGCGATACCGGCAGCTCGGTAACGGGTGGACGGTAGACGTGATAGCAC